ACGAAAGTGCTACAACACCTATCACTCCTGCTTAATATATTTTTTATATATTTGCATAGAGTATAAGTTTTTTTTGATTATGATTATAAGGGGGGTGCATTAGCATCCCTCTTTTTTTATTACAAATTCTTACATTTTAGCGTTATACTTATATGAGAATACTCACAACAAGTACTGATGCACAAATAATTAAGTTTATTCCACGATTATACTACACAGAAGCAGCTATGATTGTAAGAGATGACACTACAAATATTGCAACTGTTACTGATGTTACTTTTACACAAGATGGGGATTATTTAACGCTATCACACTCATTTACTTTAGTAGAGGGTAGGTTTTATGATTTAGAATTTACAAGAGACCCTGATGTATGGGGTCAATCACTTTCACAATTTCAACTAGAACAAAAACTTTGGAACGATGACGAGGGTATTACATTACTTGTGTATAGAGATAGGATATTTTGTACTGACCAAGATGTAGACCAAACACAAAACAAATACTATTCTCCTAATAAAAACGAATACAAGTCAAACAATACATTTGACAATAACTATATAGTACTATGATACACGCATTAAGTTTATCTAATTATGTAAGCCCTACTATTGAAGAAAAAAAGAATAAGGCTTTTGTAACATACGGAGATAAAAACTCTTACTTTCAGTACCTAATAGACCGTTATAATGGTAGCCCTACAAACAATGCTGTTATAAACGGTATTAGTGAGATGATATATGGTAAGGGTTTAGATGCTACTGACAGCAATAAGAAGCCTGATGCGTACGCACAAGCTATTACACTACTACACAAAGATTGTACACGTAAACTATGTGCAGACCTTAAACTGTTTGGTCAATGTAGTATGCAAGTAATTTATAGTAAGGATAGAAAAAAGATAGCAAGGGTTGAGCATATACCTGTTGAACAATTAGCTGCTGAAAAGTGTAACGACAAAGGAGAAATAGAAGCATATTACTACTCTAGTGATTGGGCTAAATACAACCGTATTAACCAAGTTAAGCGCATACCTGCTTTTGGTATGAGTAATGAAGCTATTGAGATTGTGTACGTTAAACCTTACAGAGCAGGATACAAGTACTATGCTACCCCTGACTATCAAGGTGGGTTACAATATGCAGACCTAGAAGAAGAAATATCTAACTTTCATATAAATAACATACAATCAGGACTATCTCCTAGTATGCTTATCAACTTTAATTCAGGCACTCCTAGTGCAGAAGAAAGGGAGATGATAGAAAGACGTATCTATGATAAGTTTTCAGGAAGTAGTAATGCAGGTAAGTTTATACTATCGTTTAACGACAGCCCTGAAACAGCAGCTACAATAGACCCTGTACAGTTAAGTGATGCACACAACCAATATCAGTTTTTAAGCGATGAGAGCAGCCGTAAGATACTTGTATCTCACAGAGTAGTATCTCCTATGCTTTTAGGTATTAAAGACAATACAGGGCTTGGAAACAACGCAGAGGAGTTAAAGACTGCATCTATACTAATGGACAATACCGTTATTAGACCATTTCAGAACTTATTACTAGAAGCATTTGACAAGATACTAGCTTTTAATGGTATATCACTTAATCTATACTTTAAAACACTACAACCTTTAGAGTTTACAGAGATTGACAATGACCTTGTTGATGATGAAACACAAGAAGAAGAAACAGGTGTTAAGTTAGCTAGTGATTTAGATAAGTTTGTAGATACAGATATTGCTGATGCACTAATAGACTTAGGGCAAGACGAAGAAGAACTATTAAAGGACTTTGAGGTTATAGACGAACAAGAAGTAGACTATGACAATGATGATGACCTAAACCAAAAAATTAAGGAGTTAAACGAGCAAACTAATCTAGCTAGTACAGGTAGTGCTAAGCCATATAGTGAAAGCAAACAAGATGGAAAGTCTAAACAAAAAGGTCAAGAAGACAAAACATATTTAGTTAGATATATGTACAACCCTGCAAAGACTAAAGGCAATAGTAGGGAGTTTTGCAAAAAAATGGTAAGTGCTAAAAAGGTATATCGTAAAGAAGATATAAACGCTATGACAAGTAAAGTTGTAAATGCAGGTTTTGGCAAGGGTGGTTCTGACACATATTCTGTCTGGTTATTTAAGGGCGGAGCGAGATGTAATCACAAATGGTTTAGACGTATTTACGCACGTAAGGAAGGCTCTAAAAGTTTAGGTAGTGTAATTAGTACAACAGAAGCTAAAAGTCAAGGATTTAAGCCTGAAACTAACGCACAGAAAGTACCTGTTGCACCAAAGGATATGAAGTACAAGGGCTATACTGCTGCTTATTGGAACAAAATGGGATTTAAAAACTAGATATGGCAACTGCATTATTTATAAACAGAACTGACCTTGTAAAGAATAGCATCCTAGATGGTAATGTTGATACTGATAAGTTTATACAGTTTATCAAGATAGCCCAAGAGATACACGTAAGAAACTACACAGGTACTAAGCTATACGATAAGTTACAATCTGACATTATAGGAGGTTCACTAACAGGTAATTATCAAACACTTGTTGATGATTTTCTTGCGCCAATGCTTATCCATTTTGCGATGGTAGAGTATTTACCTTATTCAGCTTATCAATTAAAGAATGGTGGACTATTTAAGCACTCTAGCGAGAACGCAGAAACACCAAGTAAAGATGAAGTAGACTTTCTTATACAAAAAGAAAGAAACTTAGCAGAGTATTACACAACTAGATTTATAGACCATATGTCTTTTAACAGTAATTTATATCCTGAATATGAAAATAATTCAGATGATGATATATACCCTGACAAAGACAGTCTGTTTAATGGGTGGGTTTTATGAGAATGTACAAACCAAAAGAGAAAAATATAATTAAATTAAAGAGTTTTTTGAATGGGAACAACACTAGAAGGAAAGCAAATAAATCAAACGTATCAGGGTTTACTAAAAACAACTGATAACACAGAAATAAGCGATGAAGCTAAGTTAATTACTGATGGTAAAGGTAATAGCACAGGCGTTTCACTTAGTAATGATGGTCGGGTAACTGCAACAGGTACTGTTTCTTTTGGCTCTCTAAAAGACTCGGGAGAAGATATTACTGTTACTAAGTTTGTAGATGAATCTGATGGCATAGGAAACAACGACAACGACACTACAATACCTACAAGTGCTGCTGTAAAAGATTATGTTGATTCTAATGTTACAGCACAAGACCTTGATATTACAGATGGTACTACAACTTCTTCTGTTGATTTAGATTCACAGACATTAACTGTTGAGGGTACTGCAAACGAGGTTGAAGTAAGTCTTACAGACCAAACCTTTACAGTAGGATTACCCTCGTCTATTACAACGAACGTAACAGGCGACCTTATAGGAGACGTAACTGGAGATGTTACAGGTAACGTGACAGGTAATGTTACAGGAAATATAACTGGTAATGTTACAGGTAATGTCACAGGAGATTTGACTGGCGATGTTACTGGAGATTTGACAGGTAATGTGACAGGTGATGTTACGGGAAACTTGACAGGCAATGTTACAGGGGACGTTACAGGAAACGCAGACACAGCGAGTGCTTTAGAAACAGCTCGTACAATATCACTAAGCGGTGACGTAGCAGGTTCAGTATCTTTTGACGGTAGTGCCAACGCAGACATTACAGCTACAATACAAGCCAACTCTGTTGCTTTAGGCACAGACACCACAGGCGATTATGTAGAGAATCTAGGTACAGGCACAGGGGTTACAATAGGTAGCAACACAGGCGAAGGTTCAAGCCCTACAATTAGCGTAGACTATGGCTCAAGTGCAAACACAGCAGTACAAGGAGATACATCTCTTACTATTCAGGGTACAGCAAATGAAATAGAAGTATCAGGTGGTGGTGTTACTTTAGGTTCAGGCGGTACTGTTACAGTAGGTTTACCTGATGACGTTTCACTAGGAGGTAGTTTAACAATAGCACAAAACCTTACAGTCAATGGTACAACTACAACTGTAAACACAGATACACTTTCAGTAGAAGACCCACTTATTGAACTTGCAAGAGACAATAGTGAAAACAGCGTAGACGTAGGTTTATACGGAAAATACAGCTTAGATTCAGGCGTTACTACTAAATACTCGGGTCTGTTTAAAGATGCTTCTGACAGCGACAAGTTTAAACTATTTAAGGGCTTAGAAGTAGAGCCAACTGCAACAGTAGACACTTCGGGTACAGGATATACTTTAGCTGATTTAGACTTAGCTAATTTATCAGCAACAGGAAGTGGAGATATTTTATCAATTAATAGAGGTACATTTTCTGTCGTTACAAATATGACTTCTGTTAATCATAATATAATATCTACAGGAAAAGCATTTAATATAAAAACATCTGATTCTAATAATTTAACTTTTTTAACTAACAATACAACGGTTCTTACATTAGACAGTTCGCAAAACGCAACTTTTTCAGGAAACGTAGGGATAGGGACTGATAGTCCAAGAACGGGATATAAATTAGACGTACAAGAAGCTACTGATAACGGGGTCAATATACAAGCGGGTAATGCAGGTGCTGACATAGCTTTGTCAGTAGGTAGTGCTTCAACGGCTGATAAGTTTGTAGTAACCGCAGGAGGCAACGTCGGGATAGGCGAGTCGAATCCTGATACTAAACTTCACATACATCAATCAGCAGTAATAAGAATGACTAATACTGCAAACACTTCAGGTTTTGATATTGGATTTTTAGGCGGAGATTCTAATGATGATGGATATGTTTACAACAGAAATAGTGGTTCTAACTTAATATTCGGTTCTGCTAACGCAGAAAGAATGCGCATTGATTCGTCGGGTAATGTACAAATTGGTTCAGGGACAAGATATGGTAAATTTGACATATTAAATATAGGTGGAAGCGGCACGAACTTTATTGTTGATACAGGTTTAAATGGTGATAACTACTTCACGTCGGGAACTTCAGGAATACAAGTATTTAGAAGTGGTTCAACAGAACGTATGCGTATAGATTCGAGTGGCAATGTCGGGATTGGAACGGATAGTCCAAGACAGAAATTAGATATTAGTGGAAATATTGTTTCTAATGCTGTTTATTTAAACGATTCTGCAAATAATGACAGAAACGTAATGTTTATAGATAGTTCAGATAATTTACTATTAGCAACAGGGACAAGTGCAGGTGCAAGGTCAATGCTTTTTTATACCGAAAACACAGAAAGAATGCGCATTGACTCTAGTGGGAATGTATCTATTAAAGCACCAACTGCTTCGGGCGGTGGGGTTCTTAATTTAGAAAACACAGAGACATCTGTTAATGGTCAAGATTGGGGAAGTCTTAATTTTGTAAGTAATGACTCATCAACAGGTGCAAGTGGTATAAGAGCATCTGTTGTGGGAACTTCAACAAGTTTTAATGGCGATGGTAATTTAGTATTTAGTACTGCACCTGCAAGTGGTAGTAACACAGAAAGAATGCGCATAGACTCTGATGGTAATGTTGGTATTGGTGGTGTTGCTGATTCATCATATAAGCTACACCTATATGGAGCTGCAAATAGCGAAATGGCTTTTGAAGCTACTGGAGCGGGAGGGGGATACTTTAGAATTGGAGCAGGTACTACTGCAAGTGGCTTTGCAGGTGCTTTAAGGATTTATGACGTAAATGCAGGTAGTGAAAGAATGCGCATTACGAGTGGGGGGGCTGTTTATATGTATGATATTATTGGTTTTTCAGGAACTAATAGCGATATGAGGTATGATTCTTCGACAGGGCAGGTTTATTACTTAACATCTTCTTTAAGATATAAAAGCGATATAACTGATTTAGAAAATAGTTTATATAAAGTAAATAATTTAAGACCTGTTAGATTTAAAGATAATTACACTCAAACGTATACCACAGGGTTAATTGCGGAAGAGGTAATTGATGTTATTCCAGAAGTTGTATTTAAAAAAGAAATTGAAGGATATGACACACCGCAACCTGAAGGTATTAATTACAGTGATTTTGCACCATTCTTAATAAAAGCAATACAAGAACAACAAGAAATAATAAACGACCTAAAATCGAGAATAGAAACCTTAGAAAACAATTAATAATTAAATTTTAACACAATGGGAAAAGAAAAAAAGACCCCGATAGTAATTGACGAACAAGAATATTTTTACGAAGAGCTTACAGACGAACAAAAAGCGTATGTAAACCACATCGCAGACTTAGACCGTAAAATAAGTAGCTCACAGTTTAACTTAGAGCAACTACAATTTGGCAAACAAGCGTTTGTAAAGGCTCTTAAAGATATTTTATAATAAATAGACTATGAAAGATGGTTGGCAAATAACGAATGTAACAAGAAGGCAGGACAATGGTTTTGTCACTAATGTTACTTGTGTATATGCTCAAACAGCTTCTAATCATATTGAGAAAATCAGATATATTATTGCCAATGAATACAATGGTATTGATGATGACTTTATTCCCTTTGAAGATTTAACAGAAGATGTTTTGTTAGAGTGGTGCTTTGATGTTATGGGAGATGAAAAAGAAGTATTAGAAAATAAAATAGATGACAAACATACCGACTATATAACTAACAGAGATAAAGAGTTAGAACATATAGACGGATTACCTTACTAAAATGGATTTAAACTCGTTCAAACTTTATGCAATAAACCTATCAGCTATTACAGTTAGTACAATGGATATATTAGAAGACAGTCTAAAGATACTTTTATTGTTAGTTACTATTGCCTACACAGCGCAAAAGTGGTACAATTTAAAAAACAAGAAATAATGTGTGATATTTGTATGCATTGTGGTTTATGTTAAGATACTTTAATTATAGCGAGTTTGATAGTCCTGACGTGCAAGGTAGTGGTCAGCTTATGGACAAGACTTTACTAGAAATGCTAGATGAAGTTAGAGATAAGTTTGACAAGCCTATACGCATCAATAGTGGATTTAGAACACCTGCACACAATGAAGCTGTTGGTGGTAAAGAAAATTCATCACACCTTAAAGGACTTGCAGTAGACATATCTTGTAACAAAAGCCAAGATAGATTTGATTTAATTAACTGCCTTTTAGACGTAGGGTTTAGCAGGATAGGAGTTGCAAAGACTTTTATACACGCTGACATAGACCCTGACAAGACACAAG